GACCCGATCTACGGGAGTGTTCCCTTGAATTCAGACATTGCCGTAAACCTTGAAAGCGCAAGCGCGGCCTTTCCCATTAGGATGTTTACGGATGACGATTTATGGCGATACACCGAAGAGAACAATGTCCCTATCCACCACACCAGATATGTGAAGGAGAATGGTAAGTGGAAGGAGCGCGAGGATAAGAGCATGAATCCAGACTATTTCTCGGCTTGCACGGCCTGTATGAGCAAGTCTTCACCCAATTCTGTTCCGTGCCCAAAGATGGGTGGGGCTCTGGTTAGCAATGTTTCAGAGCAACTTCGTTGGGCTGCTAGAATGGACCCAGTTTACATGAGGCAGTAACAACACTATTTTTATGATTGGAAGCTCCGTAAATCCCGCCCTAGGTCGCATTGACTACTCCCCCATTACACAGGGGGCGCAATCTGCTGCACAAAGCATCCAAGCAGGCGGCCAAGCATACGGCCAAATGTTCGCCAATCTTGGCCAACAAATCGGTAGTGGTATCCAGAACTATCAGAAGAATAAAGAGGAGCGTGATTTTTTTGAGACAGCCGTAAGAAGCAAGATGGGTGAGGCGATTCAGTCCATGAATCAATTTAGGGCTAACCCAAAGCTCTATGGTAATAAGGCCCCGATTCGTCCTGAGATGCTGGAAAGCCTATCCGTTGAAGACATTCCAAAGGTGTCTATTGGTAAGCTAAAGTCATACGCTAATGAACTTGATGGCATCCTTCAAAAGTCCCGTGGGGCTTTGGCTGAGGCTAATGCAATTCGTCAGGCCGAGCGTGACATTTCAACCATTGCAAACGATAAATTCTTGAGTCAGGCTTTTTCTTCAACCCAAGGAATGCAGGTTCCGGCAGGGGTTAGCACAACCGTTAAGACAACATATCCAACCCCAACCAAGGAAGAGGGTCGAGCCAATCTTGCTCGTCTTAGCTACGGTAAAGCAGTGGAGGAGGGTGGCGTTGTTCCCGGTGTTAAATTTAATTTGCCACAATCTAAAGCTGTTCCAGAGGGTGTTAAACAATTTATTATAGTCAACCCGGTAACTGGAGCAGCTCAGTTAAACAATGACATTGTAAATAGCTTTAACAAAGAATATGAACAGAAGTTAAATCAGGTTAAAGTCCTTGAGGGGATTGTTAAGAATGAAGCAAGACCTGTTTACGGAATGAGCGGAACATATACGCCACAAGTCACTGGTTCGCGCCCATTAAGCTCTGCTGAAAAGGTTGCATCCAACAATCTTTACACTAACGCTCAGTCGGAACTTTTGCGTTTTGCTGAAACCAAAAAGACAATTGATGAGGCTCAGAAGTTTGTTGCCAAGGATGCTCAGGGCGCGACTCCCGCTGAAATTAAAACATTTGTCTCCAAAGACCCCAATCTCACCCCACTACAATCTGCCTCATTTGAGTTGGTTACAAAGCCCGAGTTCCGTAATGCCACTGCTCAAGAAAAAACCGATAAAGTTCTTAATGAATACCTCAAACAAGGCGGAGAACTATCTCTTGAGTTCTTGGCTAAAGTTAAGACTGCATTTAAGACTGATGTTGAGAAAATTGATTTGGGCGGCGGTTTAACGGCCATTACTTTTGGAAATAGCATTCAAGTTATTGATGCCAATAAAAATAATAAACCCGTTCCGCTTGGGGAAATAAAGAAATTTGAGCAAGATAACTATCAGGTGCTTCTCAACAAAGCGGCTAGCACCTATCCTTCTTGGGACAAGGTTCCAGATCAATACAAGGAACTGCTGGCTAGTTTAACAGCGGTGTATGGCGGTAAAGATTATTCGGGTATGGCAATGTCTCCAGTTGTTGCCTTTAATAATCGACGTGAAGCACTTCGCGGCACACCATCTCCAGCAGCTCAAAACCCAATGCTGTCTCCTCCGAGCGGATTTACTCTTACTCAAACCCGGCGATAATTTATGCAAATCACAGCTCCTTCTGGTCGGACTTATCAATGGAACAAGCCCACTGAGCCAACCAAGGAAGATTACGATGCTTTGCAACGCTATGATGATTCATTAAGCAATGCAAAGCCTGAACAATCTGGCCTTGGTCAAACTGCTGCTGACATAGGCATTGAGGTAGGGCTTGGTATTGGTGGTCAAGTAGCCGGGGCTGCTCTTGCTCCTCTTACGGGTGGGGCTTCCATTCCTGTCCTTGGTGGTATAGGCGCGGGCATTGGTAATACACTTGTTCAGAAGGGCCAAATTCAGCGTGGTGAACGTCCCGACTTTTCATTTGGAGAACTAGCTTCTGCCATTGGGCTTGGTGCAATTCCCGGTGGTAAGGCTGCTCAAGCTGGCGGAAGTGTTTTAAAGAACATGGGTATGCGTGCAGCTCAAGGTGCTGGTGTGGCTGGAGCTGGAGAGATTGCTAAGGTTGCTATTGACGAAAAACGGCTTCCAACAGTTGAGGAGTTTTCCAAGGCTCTTGCTGGTGGTGCAGTGGTTGGCGGTGCGTTGGGTGGCTTGGAACAGTCGATTACAACCCGTTTAACGAACAATCCCTTGTTTCGGGAGCAACGGATAGGGTCGCCAATAATTGATGCCTTAAAACGCATTGACGGCGATAAGAACGCTATTTCTGAAGAAGGCCGAATTCTAGTAGCTGAATTGGAAAAGAAACTTGGCGGCGTTAAGGATGCCACCGTTCGTGCCGATCTCAACTTCAAGATAAAAAAAGTGCTGTCTGGGGAGCTTAATCAAACAAACATTCCAGAAGACTTTGCAGCAACCACTATGGCTCTTCGCCAGACCATTGATGATGCTACGGGTAGGCTCAAGGAACTTGGCGTGGTGGAACCGGGCGATGCCTTGTATAACACGATGACCAATAACGAGGGAAGCTACATCCGTCGTGCGTATAAAATCTTTGCCGTTCCCGGCTGGAAGCCAAGCGAAACATCGTTTAACAAGTGGGTTACGCAGAATGTTGAGAATGATATGCGAGATTGGTCGGGTCTTAAAACAACCAAGCTCCTTAGTGTTAAGGATGCTAACGATCAGATTGCCGCCGAACGCGCCAAGTTAACTCAAAAATACACGAATGCGGCCAATGAACTGTTAGACAGGGACAATGCTGCTGCGTTTATTACTCAGGGTAGAATCTCCACCAACTCTGGCATATTCAAGAAACGCAAGAACATTGACGAAGCCACCCGAGAGTTGCTTGGCCAGATTCAGGACCCTGTTTTCCTTGCTAGCGAAACGCTCAATCGCATGACAAACACGGAGGCAACCTACAAAGGGCTCAGCGAGGTGAGCCGTATTGGTTTGGCTTCGGGTATATTCAGAAGCAACGCATCACTCCCCGGCGATGTGATGATTGCTCCAAAGGGCAACAAGCTCAATCCAATGAGCGGTTTATACACAACTCCAGAGTTTAAGAAAGCATTCGATCAATACACAACGAATGACCTTGGGCCAATTATGAGCAAAATGAGTGGGCTTGCTGTGCTATCTAGCGCGGCTAAAATCCCAAAGACTCTTGGCTCCTTGAAGGGTTGGGCGTCTAATTTGTGGGGCGGCTCGCTAGACGTAATTGCTCAGGGCCATGGCCTTGAGATGCTTAAGACTGGAAACTATGGTCAAGCTGCAAGAAACGCTGGCTATCAACTTGGGCTAATTAAACCGGATGGTTCAATTGCAGCTAAAGAGGCACAAGATTTTTACAAGGGAATGCTTAGGGAGAGGCTCATTCAACCCAACATTCAATTTGCTGACTTCCTCAATACCTTCAGGATTGCTGAGGGTGAAATTAAAAATCCGCTTCTTGCGAAAGCTGCAAGTAAAGCAAAGTCTGGATTGAGCACGGTAGGCAAGTTCTACTCCATGCCTGAGTCTTCAGCAAAGGCATTTAACCTTGCGGGAGAAATCAATGATTTGAGACAAGCCTATCCCGGTATGTCAAAAGATGAGTTGTTCAGCAAGGCGGCAGAGCGTGTCCGCATGACCACTCAGGACTACGACAGCTTGCCGCAAGCTATCCGCAACTTCTCTTCTGTTGGGTTCTTAGACCCATTTGTTGCCTACACTGCTGACCGGTTCCGCGTTGTTTACAACACCTACAAGTTGGCGTTGCAAGACATCAACAGTGGCAATCCAGCATTGCGTGATGCAGGGATAAAGCGCATGACTGCAATGACCACAACACTGGGGGCTGCTGGTGCTCTTGGATTGAATACCGATCTTTCCAAAGAAGAAGAAGCAGCGGTAAGGAATCGGCTACCGGAATGGGACAAGGATTCTTTCATTAAGATTAACAAGGCGGACGACGGTTCATACACCTACACCAATCTTAACTACAACATACCCCACACGTCCGTGATGGAGGCCGCGTTTGCTGCTCTCAACCAAGAGAACCCGCAGGATGCGATGAAGAAATTCATCTCCGTTGCAAGCAAACAAGCCTTTGGCCAAAACCTTTTGCTTGCTCCACTAACTGAGGTTTACACGGGTAAGACCGGTAGGGGAGTTCCAATTAGCAGCGAGAACGACCCCGATTACAAACAGTTTGCCGACAAGTCAATATACTTTTTGGACAGCGCATTTACACCACTGGTAATCAAAGAAATCAACAAGGGCTATCGCGCACTTAAGGCTGAAGAAACTGGCGTTAAACCCTCTAGTCCAAATGCCACAAAGATTGACGACATCTTGTTGTCCAATCTTGCTGGTATCCGCATTCAGCGTGTCAATCCAAAGGAGCAGATGAAGTTTCAGGCTGCTGGATTCTCCCGTGATTTGGTCAACGATCAAATTGCTTTCTCTTCCGAGAAGCGCAGAGCCCTTGATGAAGGAGAGACGGCTAAAGCATTTGATAGGTTCTCTGGTCGCTACAAATCTACCTACGACAAGGTTGCGGGCGTTGTTAGCGATGCTCGCGTTCTTGGCCTTACAGACGACGAGATTGCTAGGACGCTCAAAGATGGGCGGGTTCCCACCGCTATTGCTCTTGGTGCAATTAACGGAACCTACGTTGCGCCTGAGCCCGACAACGAGAACTCACCCAAGATGCTTTACGAAAAGATTCAGGCATTACCAAAGGGCGAGCAGGAGCGGGCGTTGCGTCAGCTCATTTCACAGAAGCCTGACATTGGTAAGAGTCTAGTGTCTCGCTTTAGGCAGGATGTTAGAAACGAAGCACTCAACATTGGTGAGATGGACAAACTGCTCTTGGCTCAGTCCGCTGAGGACGGGGAGCGAGCCATGTTTATCAATCGCAAGCTGGCCACAATTCAGGAAGACTACAAGAAACAAATCTACCTGAATGACTTGCGTAAGAAGAAAATTTTAACCCCTCAAGTTGAAGTCCAGATGATTGCTTACAGGTAGGCTACTCTACCGGCTCCATCGCGTTAATCCCGTTCCCGCTCAGGTAGAATTGGAGGCCGCAATTGGCTCCTCCCACCACTTCACAATGGGCGGTCATTTCTTCGTTCACCCCCATCATCCTGAACTTGTAGTGTTTAGGTAGCTCCATGAGCCTCTTGTCGTCCAATTGAACTAAGACGCTTACCTTTTCTGGTAGGTTCTTAAACCAATAGAGCGGGTCGTTGGAGGATAGGTTGTTCATAAATTAGCTCCCATCTGCACCTAGAAGCATTGCTGCTTTCACGGATGAACCCGACATTCAGTGCAGACAGGATTTTGTGAGGGAGGCTCAAACTCCCATCTTCAGGATTGCCCCCACCTCGTCAGATGGGTAGCCCTGAAATGTTATTCTTTAACACCATCACAAAGGTTTTTTGGCGTGACGGTAATAAGTGCCTCTTTTCCCGTCGGCGACAACTCCTGCTTTCTTCTCTAGCGCACCTAGGGCAAGCCAAGCCTCAATTCGTGAGCGGGCTGTGGTTCTAGGGCATTTGTAGTTGTCTATGAAATCTTGCATGGAAAACCATCCGTCCTTACGGGAAACGGTTTCTTCTGCCATTAGCTTGTCCATCTCAGACCAAGGGTTGGTTTTCATTAGTAGGTTTTTATGTTTGTGGGAGCGCGAAATTTGCCGTTGATGCCGCGCACTTGAAAGATGGAATAGCTTCCGTCGTCTTCTACCCAGCCATACACCCAGCCGTGACTCCAGCGGAGTTTGCCGGTTTTACGGTTGGCGTAGCCGGGGTTGAGGTCGCACAGACAGCCTATGCAGCGGGCTTCCTGTGGCTTTAGACCGGGGGTTTGGTAGGACTCTATGCTGTGGCAGTGGCCGAAAACTACGTTGCCGTAGATGCGGGAGTGGGAGGCGCAAGCTGACATTCCCGTGTGGAAGCCGTGAACTACGTTCAAATGGCCAATAGAAACAACCCCTAGGCGGCTATCGTAGGGGATTAGGGAGGCTTTGTTCCTCTTTGCCACCATTTGTATGTCCTTAACCATTCTTTGCCCCAAATCGGCTTTAACGGCATCTGTGGACTCAGCCAAGTCCCATGCTCTTACGTCGTGGTTGCCTAGCATTAGGGTGTTTTCCTTGCCTCCCTTGAAGAAGGAGTCGGCAAATTTTGCCCCTACGTCAAAGTCGTCCCTCATGCTTACAGACCGATCTTCTTCTGACGCTCCCTGACGGATGGCTGAGAAATCCCATAGGTCGCCTGCAATGATGCGTATCTCGGGGTTGAAGTCTTTGGTGAAGGCTAGGGCGGCGGCACAGGCTTGAGGGTCTGCATGGTTGCCGTGAATGTCTGCGACTATGACGAATTTCTTCATGTTATTTGAGTTTAGCAGCTTTGCGGACAAGTCTTTCCTCTGAGGTCTTAACCGAATGACAGGCTACACAAAGGGCTTGGTAGCCTTCCTTCTCCACAAACAAGCGTTCAATGAAGCTATCCCAGCTCACCCAGCCTTTAACAGGGTCAACTACGGGGTGGATGTGGTCTATCTTTATGTCCTTATTCCCTACACTCTTTGAGCACAGGGAACAGGTGTATGTGTTTCTGGCAGTCCTAGCGTTTTTCTTGGAAGTAAACTTAGGAGCCCAACGAGACGAAGCCCTACGCAAGGCAGAGGTGATGAAGCTCTTCTTGCGAGCCGCAGTCCATTGTCCATTGCAGTAGGGCTTGTCATTCATTGTTTATCGGTTGCTTTGCCGGTTAGCACTTTAATGATTTCTTCAGCTGTTTTCTGAAACGAGGGGTAATTCAGAACACTAAAACTCTTACCGTGTTTAGCGATGAACCACTCCCAATCCTTCTTCTCCTCGTCTGACAAAACAAGTTTTACAGGCTTAGCCTCACAAGCTTCTGCAATGATGGTAATAAGATCATCCTCCATTGAGATTGCGGCGGCGTGGATAGCCACCTTATCCGGCACTATTTCCTGACGAATAGATGTGCATCCATCCTCTATTTTAATGAGCCAAAACCCCTCTCCAAGCCCATCAAGGGCATAGGGGTCGTTAACTCTGACAAAACGCTTCCCGTCTTTACGGTAGAGTTTCTGGTTTTCTCTGCGAGCTGCGAGCGCGAGCGGGTGGTCGGTTTGCCACCGATAACGAAGCTCAGCTTGTAAGCGTTTGCATTCTTCTTTGAAGTAATCTCGATCTTGTGTTTTCATAGGTTAAAACAGACCCCGCCGCATGGAAGGGCCGGAAATTTCCAGCACCCTAAGCGTCCATGCGCTGTGTTCAGGCTTTCGCAACCCATTGGGAAGCTATACTCCTGAGACTCGGCTTGCAATAGCACGGGGAAAATCATACGCTTTCTAAGGCGAAAATTAGGGCAATCTCTTTGCTCTGAGCGTCAGTAAATCCAGCCAGCCCGTTGTTCCATTGCCATCTCCAGAGTTCGCCATCTTGCCACAGCTTTAGTCTAAACCCCATGCCGGAGAGCAGGGAGGCTTTAGCTTGAAGGATGGCGTAGGTGCGGGGTTGGTTCATGGCGTGCCTTTCATGGCCGCGTCGATGGCGTCACGGAATGTTTCTGGGTTGAATGATTCGGTGGCCGGAGAATCAAACCATGTGTCGGAAACGGCCAACCAATCCAGCCGCGCTTTATCCCTCTGAAGCTCCGCGTTCTTTAGCCTGAGCTGTTCATATTTCCCAAGCTCTCCATGCCCATGTTTAATGGCCGCGAGTTCGCTTTCAAGGCGTCCAAGTTTTCCCAATAGGTCAGCTTCTCTTTCCCCAGACATACCAAGCAGACGGGCTTGCTCCTCAATTTCGCTAATCAAGTCAATCTCACGGTCGTCGCGGGACATGAGGAGTAGCTTTTGCCAATAGGCGTTGTCGGCCTCGGCTTTCTCGGCGCGGGCGATGGCCTTAGAGAGCGGCGTGCCTGTGGCGTGGTTTATTGCACCTTCAAGGTAGCGTATCCTGTCGGCTTGGTTGCCGATCTTCGTTGTTAACCGCTCCACCTCGGCGCGGAGGCGGCGTCGGTCCGCATCTGCACCAAAGCGCAATCTTTCGGTTTCGGCCAGTTCGCGTTCGAGGGTGCGGGCGAACTCAGGCCAAACAATATCCACCCCGTTCATTGGATAGAGTTCGGCGTCGGTGCGCGGTGTGTAACTGGTTTTGGGTTGGTCGGGTGGGTTCATGTTTTTATTTATTAAAACTAGCTATCACTGTGTTACCTAAGAACATTACTGCTGCGTTTATGTGTTTGCATCTGGTGCGTTGAGGGTTGCCGTATTCCACCACTGTCTTTGTCCGGTCCCATTCCTTCTGGCATCGAGTCATAAAGTCGGCGCAATTACAAGCTCCGTTTGGACAATTCTCGTCTAGCTCAATGGTGTATTTTACGTCCCGGTCGGCGGATTCGCATTCTATCTGCGAGCGTCCAATCAGTTCACACTTCATGGCCGGTGTCTGGAATGTAGTGTTCCAATTCGTGAATGCGGGCAATGTTGAGGAGAGCGATAGAGCCCTTTTCCAGCCTTACAAGTGCGTTGTAAAGATCAGTGGGGTTCTCCGAATGGATGCAGTCCCCGAGCATATGGTTGATTAGTTGGTCAATTTTTGGTTTCATAATAGGTAGCCTTGTTCCCTAGCCCAGCTAGGGTGGTTGTGTATGTTAGTGTGGCAGGAACGACAGGTTTGCAGCCATGTCGTTGTTTCGTTGGTCTTAGAGCCTCGGCCTTCTTTGTGGTGAATGTCCGTGGCTGGTTGGTTGCATATGGCGCAGAAGGGCGACTCCTTCAGGAAAATGCGCCTCAGTTTGGTGTATTCCTTGTTCCTTGCCGATTGCTTGGAGCTTACTCGTTTCAGCCCCTTGCTCTTCTTCTTCTTCGGCAAGAAGTAGTTTACGCTACTCGCGGGTCGTAATTGTTCTGTCGCCGCCATAAACGTGTGAGGCACAGGAAGTCTTTGTAGGACTCCATTAACGCTTCTCGGTCATACTTCACTACGTCAATGCGTCCCGGTTCGGTGGTGGAGATGTAGATGTTCATGCAGAGAGCATCCGTGAAGAACAGGTCTTGATAGTGGGCGATGTAGTAGGCCGCAAGTTGCATAGGATGAGTTTCACTGGGGAAGATGGGTTCTTCCGGCTTCGTCCGCTTGCTCTTCCAGTCCAAGATGCCTTTGCCGTAGGGCGATTCAAACACTACGTCCGTAGTCCCTGCGTAGCCTTGCGTGGCGTTTACAAGAACAGTTTCGGCCTTTACTACTTTGATGGACAGACTTTCCAACTTGGCAAAGGCTGGTTCTACTAGCTCAGACAGCATACAGCTACGCTCCTCGTTCAATGCTACCTCGTGATCGAAGTATTCTTGACCCTTCAGCTTGCCCTCAATGGCCGCGTGAATGGTAGTGCCAAGATCGGCTGCGCCCATGCCATCCTGCTTGGACTTCTCCAGCATATTCCTAACGTAGTCCCCCATCTCCTCGCCGGGGTGTGGAGGCATCTGGAAGCAAGTTTCGGCCACCTTGCTCATCTTCCAGCGTTCTAGGCCGGGGCTTGCCAACATCTTCGTGTAGGCTGTAACTGAGGGCAGGAGCTTCTGCTCCCGTGCGTCCTTTAAGTTGGTCGGTCTCGTGGGGTTCTTGGCCCCCTTCTTTGTGGCCTGCGTGTGACAGGCTTTGCCGTCGAGTGAATACCAGTGTCCAGATTCTGTGCTCATTTCTTGCCCTCCCGTGCGGCTAGCATTGCGTCGGCAATTTGAAAACATTGTTTGGCTTGGTCTTTGCACGAAATTTCACAAGACCACGGCATACCTGCCAACGCCTGACCTGCTAGGTAGTCGCGCAGGGTCATGCCACCAAGCCCGTATTCTTGCGAGGACATTGGCATTCCATCGGCCTGCCTTGTAAACATAGGCGAGGGAAACGCCGGTCCTCCGTCGTTAGTGGTTTTCATGGTTGTTTGTTTTTTTCTAGGTCTGCTGAGATTTCTTTACTAAGAGCCGCAAGTTTTTGCAACTGCTCATGGAGCACATCGACTCCCTGTTCTTTTCCGTAAAGCCCTACAAACTCACAGGCTCCTAAGAGTCTGCCTAGAGAGTGGGCCATTAAGTAGTCGTTTTTGTTCATGTTTATTTAAGTGACCGCGTATTTTCGCACGCCCACGGTCGGGCTCGGAGGGTCTGGTTTACGTCGATACCGGCGACAAATTAGTAAGGCTGTTCTTCGGAGGTCTCAATGACATCTTCTGGAGCCAAGTTTCCAGATTGGAGCTTCTGGGCTAGCCGGATGAGCATGGATGCGGTTTGCCACAATGAGTTCTCGTCGATATGGACACCACTCGGAATAAGGATATCCACAGCCTTGTTGATAGCCATGCCTACCGTTACGCCCTCAATCCGGCTGCTTTGGGTGTATGGTGTGGGCATTCCCGTAACGGTTGGGGCGGGCGCGGATTGCGTTGCCTCGCCTACTGGACTTATAATTGACTTATCCCCTAGACTTACTTGCGGCTTCCCTTGGAAGTCGTCGCCGCGCTTGATGCCCATGCCGCCGAATTTAACGAGCTTACCTTCCAGCGGGCTGAGATCGCGGGAGAACGAGGTGGCGGAGACTTCTACGCCATCCCCTGACAGGTTGGCTTTGTAGAAAGTCTTGCCGGTTTTCGTGCTCACGGCTTTGCAGCCGCTCACATTTGCTTGGAAGGTGCCGGAAAAGAAAGTTCCCGGTGCCGTGTTCGCTAGTTCTTGGAGTGTCTTATTCATTGTTTTTTAGGTTCTTGAGTTCTTCGCAGATTCTACGAAAAGAGTTCTTGGCTTGTTGGCTGGTGATACCCAGCTCAGCGTAAATGGCTTCCCAAGGGCAACCTTGGAGGCCGCGCCTGTATTCATACATCTCGTCACCGTCAACGATGTGGCCTACCTCTGGGTGGTCAACGAGCATGAAGTCGCCGTCAATATGGCAGTAGTCCGTGGGGAGAACAGTCTCCCCGATTCCTAGCAGTCGTGTGTTGTCTATATTTATGTGCATCTGTTTTAGGTTTCGTGGAATATCCACGTTGTTTCTTTATCTACCCGAAGCACCGAGAAAGGCCTATTGATTAACTCCTGTCGAGCTATTTCTTCTTTTTTTTCTTCAACTTTTGCAACTGGCTTCTCGGTAGCCTTTTCTATGCTAATTTCGTTGCCGAAAAGATCGTATTGCTTCATGCCTGTTCCTCGAAAAACCAAGTGTGGGGAGCGAAGTATTTGATGCGAGAATAGGCCAGTGGTCCATCCCTGAGCTTCAGTTGGAGAAGTTCGTAGTCATAGGTCGATTGCCCTAGCTCCTGCACGTTTCCAGTGTGGCTCTTGCTGGGCCGGTGGAGCGCAATGACTCTGTGCGCGTCCTCCTCAATAGACCCAGCATCACGGAAGTCGCTCCTAGTTGGCGCACGATCTTCCCGTTCGTTGGAGCGGTTGAGTTGAGCCGCGACCATTAACACGCATCCAAGGGTTTTGCGGAGCGGTATCATGGCTTTAGACAACTGCCCCATGCGTTCGTAGGCTGAGCCATCGGTGCCCCTGATTAGCCCGAGGTAGTCAATGATTACTAGCTGAGGCTTCCAGCTTGCGGCCAATAGACGACAGCGAGATTCGATTTGGCCAACAGTCATATCCTTGTCGAACACTCGGAGGTGTTGCTCCCCTAGTCGCTTTAGGGCTTTGAAATACTCCTGCTGCCTATCGCTCATCTCTTGGTTGATTTGCCGCAAATTCACCTTGCTGCGCTGTCCCGCGATTTGCTTAACGACAGCCCCGGCTGATGTTTCCAACGTAAAGTAGGCCACTCGAAGCCCCCGGTTGAGGTTGTGGCTGGCAATTTGGCTCATAAACGACGACTTACCTATCGAAGTCCGCGCCCCCACCACCACATATTCATGCGCTTCCATAGGCGAAGCCAACTTATCGAAGCTAGGCAGGCCGGTGGTTACTAGGTCGCGGTTGTCCCGAGTCCCCGCAATTTCCTGTTCAGCCCAAAGTTTAACCTCAGTGATCAGTTGGGTAAGACTCGGAGCCTCCGATTCTGTGGGTTTTAAGTGGGTTTGCAGCCCTTCCACGAGTGTTGACACCTCCTCAGCCTTCCCGCCCCGTAAAACGCACGCAATCGTGTCCTGTAACGCTGGTTTAAGGGTGGCCAACTGTCCCTCCCATATCAGGCTTTTAAGGGCTTTACGTCCGGTGACTGAGCTTTGGCAGGCTTTCTCCGCCGCAAATAGCTCATCCGCTGGGCACTTATCGCCCAAAGCTAGGTAAACTGAGTTGCAATCTGTGAGTTGAGCCTTGCTTCTCAGCCCCACAAGGGTCTGCCAGAGGGTGCGGTGGGCGTTGCCGAACGCCGCGTTCGATAGTCCCTGCGCTATGCCATCGTCTATGAGTTCGGGGCAAGCTAGGCAAGCCCCTATGAATATGCTTTCTTTGTTCATTTGTCATCCTCCCATAACCCTAATGTTTCAAGAAAAGCGCGAGCCCGTTGGGCGGCGGTTGCCGTTTCCGGCCAACACCCTGCGACTGTGCAAATATTGCGCAAAATTGAGATATAACCCTGTTTGTCTCTAACACTGAGAGTGTTCTCCGCCTCGTGCATGGCATTGAGGTCGGTGAGGTAGTCGGGCAATGCAATCCAGTCGTCAGCATAACCACATCCCTTGAAGCGGGCTTTGGGATGCACTCCTTTCGTGCCTTTAACGTCTGTCCATCCACACGCTTCCGCGATGGCGATTCGTTGTTTTTCTTTGTTCATTTCTTTATTTTGTAGCTAACATTATCTAACGTGGGTGAGTGATTGTCTTTGTTGGCCTTAACCAAACGATCAACAGAGGGCAGGCTTAGGCTGTGTATCTTACACAAATCTTTACGGCTAAGCCCCTTTCGCCAGTCTTGCACAACGGCTAAAGCTTTCTGGGCATCAATCCTAGGCCGTGAGGCAAACTCCCGGCTCTTACCCTGTGCAATGGGGTTGTCCGCAAATCGTTTGTAGTATTTTCCCATCAAAAATCTGACGGAAGCCATCGTTTCTGATATGTTCATAGAGGTTTGACTCCGTTCTTTCGGCAATGCACTTGGATTGCGGCCCTACTTACGCCTAGCTCCTTACCGATTTGCTTAATGGGCATACCACTTTTTCGCATTTCGAGAATAGCGAAAATCGTTTTGGCTGAGAGCTTGTTCGTTTTCCGGTCTTCTTCAATTGGTCCCCCACCCTCGCGCATAAGGCGCGGGGCATGGCGAAAGATTAGGTCTAGGCATATACTTGCTGTGCTCATCGTGGTCCTTCGTTTAGATAGGTTTCGGTAGCCAATGTGTCGTCGTGATTCATGCGGTCTAGCTCGGTCTGTATCTCACTTATCAGATTTTCCAATGGACCACCAAATCCGTTCCCGTGATCTTGCCATAAAATATCTAGCGCGGAAGATAAATGGTTTTTTAGTTGGTCGCGTGTGCTCATGCTTCCTCCTCCCATTTGTCAATCGTGCGAAGAAAAGCCTCGGCGCGTTGGGCGGCAGTGGCGTGGACGATAGCGCATCGCATCTCGGGTTGGCCGTGCGCTAACCATAGCCATCCGCGAAAGGCGGCTTCTCTATCGTCCCGCAACACTTCCTCCGCCTCATTCATCGCGTTGAGGTCGTGGAGATAGTCGGGGATAAACACTAATTCACCGTTTTCAAATCCAGTGAATCCATGTACATCTCCGCCCTCTTCTTCGTATTCTTTAATCCAGCGATTATCGAATGGGCCTACAATCCCGCACGCTTCCGCGATGGCGATACGTTGTTTTTCAGGTTTCATTTTGTTTTGTTTTGGTAGAGGTAGTGTCTTGCTAGGTGGAGCGGTGCTCCGTGGTCTCGGCAAAGCTCTCGAAGCGTTTTCTGTGCTTTGAATAGGTCCGCCACTTTCATTGCGGCCCAGCCTCTCTTGGTAGGCAATCTATTTCTGGTCTTAACGACTGTTTCTTTAGGCATTAAGACGGTTTGGGCATTATCAATGCCTGTTTGTTGAGGTGTTATTTCTTGGTTCATGTTTAAATGAGGCGAAAAACCCCCTTTAAGGGGTTTCCCGCATTTTTGTTTCTTGTTTTGACGCCGCTACGCAATTCGCGGCTAGGTAAGCTCCCCGGCGATAGACAAAAGAGGGTTCCATGGGCCAAAGGGCTTAGAGGCTTTTTCCCGCTCGCTGATTCCCTTAAAAGTATCAAGGTTTCGGAATTCCGTGCTCCCCGTGTGATGAGCAAAAATATGGGCCCCATGCCAGCAGTCTCGATCCCTAAAGTTGACTGATGGGCTTAATGGAAATTCCTAGCGAACTGAGTGTGTCCCCGCTTAAGGGGTCCGGTGGTAGTTGCCTTATACGCCCCCGGAACGGTGCGCTTCTTTTTCTGGGCAAAAAAGTGCCCCAAGGTGGAACAAGCACCAAGGGGCGTTCTTAGAAGATTCCGTCTCACTCAGACCGGAAAATAGAAAGTGTCCTTTAAGCTCTTGTTCAGCTACCTAACGAGTGGATTATACCATAGGTTCAGTGTCAAGTGGTTTGAATGGCACTTTCGCGCTTTGTTTGTAAATGGCGTCCATTGCCGATTCAACGTCCGCAATCTCTTTCGTGGTTAGACTCACTCCCTTCTTTTCGTCTTTTGTCTTTTGGTAGATTTCCGCCTCTACCATGCAAGACTCCAGCTCCCGCTCCACCCATGCCCTGAACGCTTTTGGATCAGTTATGGTGAGGCCGGGAGCATCTCTCCAGCAGAGGGTGCGGAGCGTGCCCTGAAGCATCCCCGCGTAGTAGCTTGTGCAAATGTTACGTTGGTAAAGGTCTGCCCTGAATTCGTTATTTGTGTCCATGTTTTGTTTATTTTGATTATTTATCCCAATGATCATCGTCTTCGTCGCGCCAGATCAACCAAAAAAGGATGAACGGGGCGATGAGAACGAGGGCCAAACCGAGGCCGAGAAGGTTGCTGGCGGTCATAATTGTGTTGTTTCGTGCTGTTTTGCTGAGTTATCGGGCAGAGGTTTACCGTTTACCGGAAGCCGGAAAATAAAAGCCCCTTCCCCCCGCATGGCATGATCGAAGAGTGCGTCAATCGACTCGCCTATGGGGGTTCCGTAGGCCGTGCGCCACGCTCTGAGACTGGCTAGGGTGCGAGGGTTAACTAGGCCGACAAGCCTCACCTTGGGCAGTCTATAGGGCTTAGGCGTCATCGCAGAAGCCTCACCGCGAGGCATAGGACTAGCGCGCCGATGCTTAGAAGGCAAAGCGCGGCGTTGAGAATGAGTCTTGTCATAGGTGTTTTTTGATTTTTGACCAGTAGCGATCAAGGTTGAGTTTCTTTTGGCCCGTTGCTTTCATGGCGTTCGGTCCGCCGTTCCAAATTCGGGCTTTTACCTCGTCGCTTTTTCCCTTGCCATAGTGGTTAACGTAAAGTTGAAAGATCGCCTTCGATTTTTCAACATCGAATCGGTCGTTCAACGTGTAACGAGTCCCTGCGAATCGGTTAACGTCCCGCACGGTTATGGCCCAAATCTGAGCTATTCCCGCCGCACGTCCGCCATCCCCTACGGCAAGCGGGTTTCCCCCGCTTTCGACACGGCAAACAGCCTCCCATAGCCCCGCCCTTACGGGCAGGGCAGACACGGCAAGGCATAGGATGAAGAGAGCGCGTTTCATGCGAGAGCCCCTTTCACGTCCGCCATCGTAAGTTTGCCCTTCATTACTCCGAACTTGTCAGAATAAAGCCCGCGCAACCATAACCGGGCGTTGGCGTCGGGCAAACCTCTTTCTCTGTTTACGTTTTCGTTAAATGAAGGGGCATTTTTTATGCCGCTATCCTGCGAGCGGTTAAACGCGGCAAGATTTTTGGCGTTCACATCAAAAGTCACGGAAGCGGGGAAGCCAAGGGCAATTTTGGCGTTGGTGTTTACGAGAGTGATTTTCATGCGTTGCCCTCCGCTTTGCTTATAACTGAACCAATTCGGGCGCGAATCCATTCAGGGGATTCCCCGGCGTTCGCGTAAACCAATTGCAAGGCCGCAAGCAATTCGGGCGCGGACGCAACCAATCGCATATTCGCAACGTTGGTGTCTTTAAAATTGGTTACGAATCTGCAAGAGGCAACAGTTTCGCCTAATGGCCCGTAAACAAGTTCCCCCGGCGCGTAATGCCAAGGCCCCGGTGTGTGTGTGTGTGTTTTCATAGGTGTTCACCCCAAAGGCCCGCCCCCAACTAAGGGGAGCAGGCTTTTGATTGGGTTTGAAGGTTAATCAATCGGCGTGCGTTTCCATCTTTCCGAGGATGAAATCGGCGGCCCTTTGTCCCTGCGCGGCGGCGTGAATTACCAATTTGGCATCCTCTTTCAACTGCTTTAGCCAACCTTGAATGTAAGAGGCGGATGCGGGCAGGGTGTTGTCAATCCCCGAAACAGCGCAGAGGAACGCCGCCCCCATTTCCGCAACCAACTCCTCTTTTGCGTAAGTTTCGCCGCCAAACGCCGCAACCTCCGCAACGCCTTTCCGGTTCAACCGACTTTCGTGCCCCGTTGCGTGCGCTAGTTCATGGAATAGGGTTGAATAATAATTCCCCGACGTGTCAAACGTCTCCGCTTTTGGCATTTGAACGCTATCCGTTGATGGGCGGTAATAAGCCCTATCCCCGCCGTGTGCCAATTTGGGAGCCCTTGGCATATTAGAAACAATCTTTTCCGCCTCTGCTACGGGGTTGAACGCCGTTCCTTCGATCTTTTCCGCCGCCCATTCTATGCCCTCGCACTGTTCAACGTTGAAAACCGTGTAATACTTTAGGAAAGGGATTTTCTTCGGCTTGCCGGTAGCGTCCTTTTCTGTTTTGCTATCAACCCAATTCCAAAACACTACCGGCGTTCCCTTCTCCCCTTTCCGCACGCTTCCATTTAGTTCGGCGGCTTGTTTGTAAGTGAGCCAAAACGGGCAAGAATAAGGGGAAAAGGATAGCAGAAACCAATTTATGCCCCGGTAGGATTTGCGGCTTCCAAAGTTTGCAGGGTTGCCGCCGTTTTGCGCTTTCCAAGGTTTGCGCCAAGGAACCGTCCCCGCTTCTAATTGGGAAACGATGCGTTCCGTGATTATGCTATAAACGTCTTTCTTTTCTTCCGTCTTCATTTGTGTTTGTGTTTCCTGTCAATTAAGAGGCAATCGCGCCCCCTTTCAATGCCTCATCCCCGCCCCTTGGAAGGAGGCAGGGCAAAGGGGTTTGAGTTTGCGGGGTGTTTATCCCTGCGCCAATTTAAACCAAGCAAGGCCAAAGTCGGCACAATAGGATTTAGCCTGCGCCATTGAACGAAATCCGTTGAGTAATTGGGCGCGCTGATTGGGGGGAATATCGCCGGGAGCAACAAACACAACGCAAGCAACGCGAAGACCCTTGCGGTAGATCAAAGCGGAACGCTTATCACTTGGAGAAATAGCTGAAGTAATCATTTGTTTTCCTTTTCTGTTTTGGGTTATGCTGAATAAACCGTAAAATAAGCGTTTCCGCCCGTTGTTTCGTTGCGCCCCGTGGAATAGCCGAGAAAAGCAGAAAACTCCCCAACCGAATTATCCTGCGACCAACTCCCGAGCGTGCAAGTGCGAGCATATCCGCCCTTGCCGTAGGTTTTGCGTGCCTTGCGATCCGCAAAGATTTGCGCGGCTTCTTTCATGGATTCGGCCACCACATCGCGATGCCCTTTTGAGCTATAAGTTTTCATGTGTTTTCCCTTTTCTGTTTTGGTTGCTGTTCAGCCTAAAACCCCGCCGAGTGTCGGCAGGGTTGGGAGTTGGGAGTTGCGGGGTGTTATGCGGGTTTCCCTTCTATCGCTACGGCACCGCGACGGATTGCGCTTTCGCCTAAAGCTCGCATTAACGCGCTCGCATAAGACTGCGATTGCGCCACCCAATCGCCGCAAAAGCGAACGACAAATCGGGCATCTTGATAGCCGCAAAACTCTTTTGTAATGGTGTAACGTTTATCGGAACGCACGGGATGTTTTTTCATGATGTGTTTTTCCTGTTTTGGTTTCTGTTTATTCGCAAAGAAAAGTATATTCGGCTACGTCTCCCGCAAGGGTTCCTGCGTCGTTGCGGTGCGAAAAATAGCTTTCGCCACAATCAACGCAACTCCCACCCGGATTGCGGGCAAGCCAAGCGTCGCAGGCTTGCTGGTCTTCGTCCTCCAATCCGCTTGCGTCTCCGTTAATCAAATAACTCGCCCAATAAGCGGGCAAAATATAGGTTTCTGTTTTCATTTGTTTCCCTCTCTGTTTTTTGGTGCCGTCGCGGTGTGCGTTGGCTATGTGGGGAGAATGGGGATTGATTCACGAAAGTCGATTCTTTTTATTCGTTTTGTATAAGTTAGTTTGCAAGTCGCTACGCTTGCAACGGTTTGCGCGTTGTTTTTTCCACCGAATTTGCGGCCACTAATCCCTCACACCGTAAGAACAGAGCAAACAGAGAGCAGGGAGCCCGCATAAAGGAAGAGAGCCAACGCTAGGTTGCCTGCCTGCCTTGCTTCATCTCGCCCCGCCGTTCTAATCGCCCGTAATGCATTCACCTCCCTTACGCGAAACCCCTTCACGCGGTCGCTACCTTGCTACCAGGTCGCTGAGATTCAGTCTCAATAGGCTATAGGCTAGGCTACTAGGCTACTAGATCGCGCTAGGCTACTAGGCTAGGCTAGGCGCGGCCCGTAAGCCCAACGGATAGACCTAGCCGCAAGCCTCACGCCTACCCATAGGGGGGGGAGGGGGGTCGGGTTCGGGGGGGGTGGGGTTATTGTAATTGGTCAGAACGCCCCCATAAAAAAATATTACAAATGGTCCCTTATGAAAGGAGGGAATATTGTAAATGGTCCTTCCTAAAAGGAGAGACGGGAAAACATAGTTGAATAATACATTGAAACATAGTTGAACAAATGTCTTGACAGAAATTTTGGGAGCTGGTTACAATCCATACGCAAGCGTAAGATGAATATCAACAGTAGTCCTTCCAACCGAAGCTTGTTAGCTTTAAGGCGAGGTGTGCTTATCGCCAAAGCTACTAAGGCAGAGCTTTACGTTAAAGACTTGCTTGATAGTATTGGTGAAGACTATTGCTTTCAGAAAGGTTTCTGCACGTCTAACAAGCATTTCATTGTTGATTTCTACTTTAAGCGTCGCAAGAAGTTGTGTCTTGAGGTAGATGGCGGCTATCACGATGATAGTGAGCAAATGGCGTATGACAGTCGTAGAGACTACTTCCTATCAGCTATCCGTGGATTTCGCGTTAAACGCATCACGAACGATGTTGCGCTTGCCTTAGATGAACAATCGTTACTAGCATTGATTTCACAATGAGCATAGAAAATATCAGCCCCGTTCTATTGTCCTCCCTAGTGGACAGTGATTGTCGCACCCTAGAGGCAAGGGAGCCGACGAAGGCTATGCTGTGCTTGGAGCAACTGGCGGAGGGGAATACGTGGGAAGAAATTGCTGAGGCTACGGGATTCTCGTTCAATCAGATTAGTAAGGTGAAGGCGCGGCATGAGACAGCCATTGAGGTGAGAAGGAAGCAGCTGGCGGCTGATGGGTTTGAGATGGCAGAGGGACTAAGGTTGTTAGCTAAACAGAAGCTAGAGATGCTGGCGAACAACCCAGATGCTTTGGCTAAGGTGAACATTCGGGATTTGGTTCTTTCCTATGGGATAGCCGTAGATAAGGGTATGCAGGCTCTAGGGGAGAACAAGGTGGTGGTGGAGCATAAGGCCGGGAAGCCTAGCTTGGAGGATGCTATGAAGGCTATAGCAGATGCTAGGGCCGCGCTTCAGAAGGAGGCTATCAGCATATGATTTGGAGGAAACACGCCATTCTCGCGCCACCAACCAATGAGGAGATGGCGCAAATGCAGCCGGAAGTTCTGGCTAGTCTCTACGACATCTACCATCAAGCCATTGAGAATAGTGTGCGCGACCCTTACAGGTATGGGTTCAAGCTACCTCACTGGAAGAAGGCAGAGGAGTTGTTAGAGTCTTTCAATGAACTACTTGTGAGCGGCGGCAATAGATCGTCTAAGACGACGTGGGCAGCGACAGCCGTAGTTAAGGCTGCAATGGACAATCCCGGTAGTGTGATTATGTGCTTCGCGCAGAACGCAGACGTGTCTATTCGCCAGCAACAATGCGCCATTTACGATGCTCTCCCTGAAGAGCTTAGAAAGAAAACCCTTA